TGTAAATCATAAGAGACTTACCTGATGCTGTTGGAGATAACAACAATACTTTGCGGAATCTTATTGTTTTAAGCAAAGCATTAAGCTGATAATCGTGGGGTGTAATTGGTTTGCCGTTAGAGTGAAGCTGTAATGATTCGGCAAATTGTTTTGCTTCTTCTAATTTAAATTGATTGAACGATTGTACGTCATCTGTTATAAGATAATTATAATCGCGTTCTTTGCAGAAGTCTCTAAGATATTTTACTAGACCACCATAAAGTTTGTTAGTCTTTTTAGAATAGAGATATATCTTACCGTCCCAAATTCTCTTTTTGTAGAGAGGACTAAATTGATAGTTTTTGGAATAGAAAGAAAAGAAATCCGAAAGCTCGGCTGAAATACTTTGTTCGCATTCAACTTCTACATATACTTCATCTAGTTTACTAACTATAACAGCGTTAACTTTGTCCATGTACAAATCTCTCAAATTCTATAAATGCTCTTAACTGATAAGTTCTAGCATTAATTTCTTTAATAATCATTTCACAAGCAGTTACACCTTGCTCGAATAAAACTTTTCTTGCTGCAATCTTTGAAAGATCACCGTCGGATTCAAGATAAGTGTTAAGATCAGACTTTAGTGTAAATCTAAATGGTTCCCAGCCGTATTTCTTAAGTTCATCTTCATCAAGACGACCGTTATAATATTCCCATTTAATCTTTTTCATTCTAGCATATTCAAATGAACACTGTTTAGCAGCAAGTGAATTTGCCATATGTTGTTTAACATACTTAGAATGAAGAATAGGAGTTCTCAATAACTCTTTTCCTGGATCGGTTTCATCGATCTTAGAGTCTTTTTCCCACATCTCAATGAGATCTTCAAGTGCCATCGGTTTCATAATCACTCACAATAAAAACAAATAATTACTATTATACTCTAATTATGTTGAAATAGCTAAATTTAAATGATGCTTCGCCGTAGATAATTGTATCGGCATCTTTTTCAACATCTAAATCAATTCCCGATAAACTGACAGGGAAACAATCTATGAATTTAATTTTAAAGTTTTCGTTGTTTTTATTTGTATAGATTGACAAATAAGCGTCACTGTACTGTGGAGGAAGTGAAGTTGTCCCTGGAGGCAATGCGCGATTTTGTAATCTTAAATTCACATATTCTTCAAAATCATGAGGGAATGACATTCCGCGAATCCAATCATGCACACCTTGCCATGATCTGTAATCTTCATCTATAATGAATTTAATATCTAATGTCTCATAATGTAAACGGTCGCCTGGAGTGAATAGTTCAACAAATGCTGTTGGTTGCGGAACCATATCAATATGAAATCCTGGAATGTTTACACCATGACAGAAAAATGTCATATCTGGTAAACGGTCAAAGTGTAATTGAAACTTTGTACTTTGTGCTGGATTTTGATTTGATGGAGCTGAGCCGATTGCCATGTGTTATTTACGACCTTTAATAAATCCTAGAGGAATTTCATCATCTATCCTTATTCTTTTATTTAGGGTTCCATTATTAACCCATATTCTATTTTTTGCATGTCCACCATTAATTTGAGATAGTTTTATTTTATTTTTATGTTCTTGAGTTTTTGGTTTTCTTAACTTAGTTGATTTTTTATAACCATTGACAAACTTTGGTCTTTTTGTACCATTAATTCTTTTATGTCCTGATTGAGTTCTTCCTCTATGAAAACCTTCTGGTATTAAAAAATCTTTATGGATGCGAATATTTGTAGCGCCATCTGTTATCCAGACATATTGCTTACCACGTTCAGCATTTGCTAGATTTTGCGTTAATGTTCTTTTCTCACCTTTTTTAGCTAAACTGATTTTCTTTGCTGTTTCGGGAGAACAAGGACCAGTTCCTTCTCCGCCTAGAGTCATATTATAACCTGAACCGAACGATTCATATTCCTTTACGAAATAAGGTTCCATTTCTTTTAAAGTATGTTCTCCGTCCCAAGATTCATAAAGAGTTTTAATTGAGAAGTTTTCCCAACCATATTTTCTAATAGATTGATGTATTAGATAATTAGATCCTGTTCTTGCTGCGCTTAGATGACCGATTAAACGTTCTTCTACGTCGTTAGAAGTATATCCAACATAATGTTTATTGGTAATATTATTAGTAATTAAATATATCTTGTGCATTTTGCATAACCATAAAAAAAAAGAGGGTAGATTTCCTCTACCCTCTCAAAGGAGAGTAGATTTCTCTACTCTCTATTTATATCTCCTGTATCGGAGATTTATCGTTATATTAACAACTATTTCAAATTGGCAACGATAAACTTGCGATAATACACATTGGTATTATTCGTAAGAGCGCCAAGACCTTGAGTTGTACCTTGTGCGAATGGGTTTGCTACGATACCATAACGTGTCTTGAAACCAATTTTTGGTTGATAAGTGTTAGGATCGATAGCACGTACCATTTGTAGAGGAACGTATGGGCAATAGAATAGACCAGCGTCATATGCTACATTACCCTTGTATCCAGTTACAACGTAGTCAGCACCAGCGACAGAATATGGATCAACATATACTTTTACGCGACCGAATAGAGTACCAGCAAAAGTATTGCCTGTATCGTCAACGGTTAGATTGGTGTTGTTGGTTAGAGCTGATTGATAGTCTAGAAGACCTGACATTGCTAATGCTGATGCCACATCTGTTGAACAGATGATCATGTTGCCCTTCCCTCTACGGGTATCTTTAGCAATTTTGTTAGCTTCGCGTTCGATTTGGAAAATTAGAGACTTATATGTCTCAACTTGCCAACGACCTGCTGTATCGCCACCAGTTACTGCTAAGTTGAATAGACCTGGAACGTTAGAGTATTGTGCACCTGGAACAGCTGTTGCGTAGATTGTACGAACAACTTCACGGTTGATTTCAGCAAGAATTTCAGTTGACAAAATATTTGCCAATTCTGTTTCTGCGTCTAGACCATGAACTGCTTTAAGGTCTTGTGCCAATTCGATGGTGTAAGCTGCTTGTAAGCCACGTGTGTTAGCTGTAACAGTTACTTTTTCGATTGAGAAGCCCATTTGGTTCATAGTATATGCACCGCCAAGATCTTCACCTTGAGCATTGGTGAAACCGTAACCAGTGTTAGCTAGACCAAAGATTGAGCTGTTTGACTGACCACCAGAGATAGACAAGTTAGCATTTGCAGCAGCACTGAATGCTGTGAAAGTACCAGTACCTGAATATGCAGTGTTAGCTTCGTTAAATAGAGCTTCGGTATATACGTTCAAGCTTGAGTTTGCACCAGCATAAACTGAACGCATTGCGAAGATCAAACCTGTTGGACCTGTCATTGGCTGAACGCCGCAAACGTCATAAGCCATTAGGTTTGGTAGTGAACGACGAACCAAGCTGATTAGGATTGGGTCGAAACCAGCTACTGGACCACCAGCATATGCACCGCCACCATAACCGCCTGTACCAGCTGAGTTTGGTGGAATTGTTTCGTTAAGAATACCAGCTTCTTCCTTTAGTGCCTTTTCTTGGTTTTCTAGGATGACAGCAGTAACGGCACGACGATATGGATCTTTGATAGATGGCATATCAGCGTGGTCCAATACTGGTGCCCACTTATTTTGAATTGATTCTGATAAATACATTTTCTTTAATTTCCTTTGTTGTAGAGTTCAATTACATTGGTTTTGTGCGAGAAATTGCATTAACATAAGCAGCCATAGATGGCGCTAAGTCTTCTGCAACAACTGGCTCTGAAGCTTCAGCTAACTGAATTTGCTTCGTTGCTGTTTTCACCTTTGTTGGTTCGCTCTTAACATAACTCTCGCGAATGATGCTAAGTTTCTTTACATATTCACCCTCTGTGGTGAACTCTACACCCTCTGCGAGTGCTTTTACTTTTTCAGCTTGTGTGGCGGTGAGACCTTCACATACTGAAGTTACAAGTTCTGACTTTCTTGATTCAACGATAGCTTGAGCAAGTTCAATGTTCTTGTTTAGAGCTTCATTTAACTTAGCTTCAAGTTCTGCGTTTTCTTCAGCAATAGCTTCAAGAACGTCAACTTTTTCTTCTGGAACGTCGATGTAATGTTCAACGAATAAGTTCTTTAAACCAGCCATGAAGTCTTCAACAATTTCTGACTTCAATCCTGATTCAATAGCAACTGCATTTTCGTTAACCCATTCTTCAACCATATAGTTTAAGTATGCATCAACTTGTTCTTCTAATTCTGCTTTGATTTCTTCAACAGTTTCTTCAGCAGATGCTAAAATTTCAGCTTCCATTTCTTCAACAACTGTTACTGCACGAGCAATTACAGCGCTTTCGAAAATAGCAGCAGCTTTAGCTTGGAATTCTGAAGAAAGATTTTCACCGCTGAATAGAGCTTCCATGTCTTCTTTCATGCCCTTCATTTCTTTCATCTTCTTCTTCATCATTTCTACTTTCATTTTATGGGCTTCAGCAATTTCTTCTTCAGTCATTTCAGCTGATTCTTCCATATTTCCGTAGCATTCTTCCATATGACGGCTTACATGTGGATGTTTTCCCATGTATTCTTCGTCATAAACTGGATAACCAGTTTCTGCGAAATGCTTTGTAGCACAACGATGTGCTTCTTCCATATGGTGTTTAGCTTCTTCCATATTGCCTTCTTCCATATGATGCTTATGAGCTTCCATATGAGCATGATATGCTTTTGAATGCTCAGTATGCATATGGTGATGCATATGATGTTTTTCATCTAACTTAGGACCAGGAGCCTTAATTGTTGGATGTGTATATTCATGACCTGCTGTATCTACGTGTTCACCATTTTCTTCATCTGGTGAATGATAAGCTGGATGAGCTTCTGTATCTTTAGCTTGTGGCTTAAGATGCTTCATTGGCTCGTGCATGCTTGCATCTGGCTTGACTCCAGGATATTCTGCTTGACCATGTTCATGGGAAGCAGCCATACCTACGTGTGTGCCTTGTGGATT